TGGTGTTTTGCGCACGCCCTAGGTTGGCGAATTCCTAAGAGGGCCCAACTTCAGCGAGATCGTCCGCAGAATTTGAGGTTCGACCTTGCCCGAACGACCTTCGAAATGCGCCGAATGCGACGCTGAACTCACAAATCGGGCCACTCGAGGCCGGCCAAGGCTTTACTGCGGAGACCCGTGCCGACGAGCTGCGGATCTTCGACGCACAAACGAGCGCAACACTTGGCGAAGGCGCATCAAGTGCACGGTTTGCGGTGTCAGGTACCAGGCAAACAGCGTTTCGCAGTTGTATTGCGGCAAAGAGTGTCGGTACGCAGCGACCGCCGCTCGACGTCGAGCAAATACCCCAGAACGACCTCGGTGCCGTGATTGTGGCGGTTCCATGGTCGGTCGACCACCGATGGCGTTCTACTGCAAACCGTGCTCCAAAGCGCACGAATACGCCGAGCAGCAACGGTCGAAGGGCCACACGCATCGACGCCGGATGCAACCAGGCGCCGTGTTCGTTGAGTTCGACACTCGCTCAGTGTTCATGCGAGACAACTGGACCTGTCAAATCTGCGACGAGAAGGTCGACCCTGAGCTGCAATATCCAGATCCGCTCTCGGCAAGCCTCGACCACATCGTTCCGTTGTCCAAAAGTGGCGATCACTCGCAAGACAACAGCCAATTGGCACATCTGGTCTGCAATTTCCGAAAGGGGAACCGTGGCCAACCCGCCCAAGCCGCTCGAGGAGAAGCGCAGACGGGGTAATCCGGGCCATCAGAAACTGCCGGCGAAGTCAAAGACCATCGCCCTCGCCCCGGCAAACGGCGTCCCGCCCCTGCCAATCGCAATGGCTGAAGATCACGTTGCCAAGGGCACTTGGGAGCGCATCTGGACCTCGGAAGCCCAACGGTGGCTCTCCCCGAAGGTCGACAGCCTGATCGTTGAGTCGATCTGCTACTTGGTTTCGGAAATCGAGCATCTGCGAGGCCTCGCACGACAACCGCTCCTCGAGGAGCCGATTGTCACTCCAACTGGTCACCTGGTCGGGACCAAGTTGGTCGCAAACCCTGCGGTCAACATGCTTCGCAAGGCGCAAGCGCAGTTGACGAAGGAGCTCTCAGACCTTGGCTTCAACCCCACAGCAAGGAGCAGGCTCGGCCTCGCCGAAGTCAAGCGCGAAAGCGTCCTCCAGCAACTCCTCGCCGGCCAAGGCAGCAACCGCCGCCAAGAAAGCGACCAAACCCCGGTCATCGAAGCCGAAATCATCGACATCGCCGCTGACCGTTGACGGCTGGCCTCCGCTGTACGTCTCACCAGTGCCCCACGAGGACATCCTGCGAGGTGACGGGCCCGACGTCATCAAGCGCATTGAGGCGCTGTGCACGATCTCCAAGGACGTGCTGGGTGGCCAAGCCGGCGACCCCATGGTGCTTCGCCCCTGGCAGAAGCAACTGATCTACCGCCTGTTCGCTCGTCGAGCAGACGGGAAGCGCCGACACCGAGTCGCTCTGATCGGGATGCCCCGGAAGAACGGCAAGTCCGGCATCGGAGCCGCCTTCGCCCTCGATGGCTTGCTGTTCGATGGCCGAGGTTCCGAAGTGTTCTCCGCAGCTGCGGAGAAGGAGCAGGCCAAGATCGTCTTCAACGACGTGAAGGCCATGGTCAAGCGGTCCGAGGAGTTGTCCGAGGCCTGCGTACCCATGCGAGACGTCATCGACGTCCCGTCAACCGGTTCGGTGTACCGAGCCCTGTCTGCGGAGGCCTACTCCAAGGAAGGTCTCAACATCTCAAGGGCCATCGTTGATGAGCTGCACGCTCACAAGACCGAAGACCTCTGGAACGTGCTCACGCTCGGCACCGGTGCTCGTTCTGAGCCCATGGTGATCGCCATCACCACCGCCGGCACTACAACCGACCAGACCGGCGAAGAGTCGATCTGCTACCGGCTCTATCAGTACGGCGTGGAAATCGCTGAAGGCCGGCACGTCGACGACTCGTTCTTCTTTTGCTGGTGGGGAGCGCCAGACGACGCCGACTTCTCCGACCCGGAGGTCTGGAAGGCCGCTAACCCCGGCTACGGCGACATTATGAACCCCGAGGACATCGCCGACGCCTACAAGCGGACGCGTCCCAACGAGTTCAGAACCAAGCGCCTCAATCAGTGGGTCACGAGCACCGAGTCCTACCTGCCCCAAGGCGCCTGGGCGAAGTGCGCAGCGCCCGACCGAGTGGTTGACGCCAAGACCAAGGTCATTCTCGCCTTCGACGGTTCGCTGAACCACGACACCACAGCCCTCGTTGGCTGCACCGTTGAGGAGAAGCCGCACATCTTCAAGGTGTTCTGCTGGGAACGGCCGTTCGACGCCGACCCTGCGTGGCACGTCCCGGTCATGGACGTCGAGGAGACCATTCGGGAGTTCTGCCGGACCCACAACGTCGTCGAAATCGTGGCCGACACCCACCGATGGGAACGCTCGCTGCAAGTGCTGGCCGACGAAGGCCTGCCGATGGTCGAGTTCCCACAGTCCGACGAGCGCATGGTGAAGGCCACCGAGCGCCTGTACGAAGCCGTGGTCGACGAGTTGATCACCCACGATGGCGACGAGCTGCTGGCTCGCCACATCGGGAACGCTCGAACTCGCCTGACCAACCGAGGAATCCGCCTCACCAAAGCAACCAAGAAGTCGCCCCTCAAGATCGACCTTGCCGTTGCCGCCGTTATGGCGTTTGGTACGTCTTCCAACGTGAAGTCGCCGCCGAAGCCACGCATCTTCAACTTCTCTGACCTACTCGGTTAGTCCAGGAGGCTCCGTGACCCTCGCCATCGTGCTCGAGCTCATCGGTGCCGCCCTGCTTCTCGCCGGGATCGCCCTGTTCAGCGTCCCAGCGGCGTTCATCTGTGGAGGAATCCTCATGCTCGCTCTCGGCCTGTATCTCGACGTGAAGGTCGCCAAGTCAACGACGGGAACCAACTGACGTGGGACTGATCAGCGCCGCTCTCCGCCGCACAGGAGCCGTCTCCGAGGTCCGTGGAGCCAACCCACAACTCCCGTGGGGCGATACCACCCCTCCGACCAACGGCATGCTCGCCATGCCGGTCGCTGGCACCTCGATCAACGAGAAGTCCGCTCAGGCCATCTCCGCCGTCGCCACTGCGGTCTCCATCCTGAGCGACGCCGTCGCTACCCTGCCGATCCGGCAGTACGTCGGCACGGGACCCGAGAAGGTCGAGGTTGAACTCGCTCCGGTGGTCGCTCAACCGTGGTCTGAGGTCTCCCGCCTCGACTTCATCGACCAAGTCGTGCGCTCCATGGCCCTTCGAGGCAACGCATGGGGACAAGTTGTGCAGCGTGACCGTCGTGGGTACCCCACGCAGGTCATTCTCATACACCCTGACCAGATCCACGTTCGTCGTGACGCCGTAAGTGGCCAGATGATTGTGATGGCCGGTCAGGTTGAGATCGAACCCGACGATGTGTTCCACATCCCGTACCACATGAGCCCCGGATCGCTCATTGGCCTCAATCCCATTGAGGTGCATCGCAACACTCTCGGCCTCGCTCGAGCGGCTGACCTGTCGGCCGGCTCATTCTTCGCCAACTCCTCACGCCCCGATGGCGTGCTCAAGGTGAACAGCGACCTCGACGAGGACGAAGCACGCCTCCTCGCCCAGAAGTGGATGCAGAGCCACCAGGGCATCGGCAACGCCTACATGCCGGCGGTGCTCACCGGCGACGTCGAGTGGCAGCAAATCTCCATCTCGCCCAAGGACGCTCAGTTCCTCGAGACCCGGCAATACAGCCGTTCGGAGATCTTCTCGCTGTTCCGCATCCCACCGCACATGGGCGGCGACGTCGACCGCACGACGAGCTGGGGAACCGGCATCGAGCAGCAGGAAATCGGATTCGTGCGCAACACCCTCATGGGCTACCTGCGCCGCATCGAGGACGCCTTCACGGCGCTCACCCCTCGAGGCAACTACGTCAAGTTCGACCTGACCCACCGGCTCCGTGGCGACACGCTGCAACGGTGGCAGGCCTACGCCGTCGCACGCACCCTTGGCGCCATCACCATCGACGACGTGCGCATCGCGGAGGACATGCCTCCGTTCGGCACCGAGTGGTCCACGAACCCCATGGCTCCGCTCAACTCAGCACAGAACGGCTCGCTCGTGTCACCAGGCGAAGCCGCCCCGAACCCCATGGGCGCCGACAAGGCCGCTCAGAAGTCACCGTCCGGCCAATAGGAGGCTCCATGGACACCCTCGAAGTCGCTCCCCTTGAGAACCTGCGCTCCGTCCGAGACGACCTGCGCAACGTGCGTGAATCCCGTCGTGTCGCCACGACCGGTTTCGAGCTGCGTGAGGTGCCGAACGGCACCGGCGGATCAGACCTGATCTACACCGGCTACGCCTGCGTGACCAACGCCGACTACGAGATGGAGGACATGCTCGGCCCTTGGACTGAGCGCGTCGCCCAAGGTGCGTTCCGTCGCACGCTCGGCGAACAGCCCGACGTCAACTTCCTGATCAACCACGAAGGCATGGCGCTCGCTCGCACCAAGCCTGGCACCCTTCGCCTGTCCGAGGACTTTACCGGTCTGCTCACCGAAGCACGCCTCGACCCCATGAACCCGCAGGTCGTTGCCCTTCGCTCCGCCGTCGAGCGCGGGGACATCGACGAAATGTCCT